ATTCTGAAATTTATAATCGTAGCGGTCTAAATGATCGGGGGTGATATTCAGAAGTACAGAAATTTCACTCTTAAAATCATACATATTATCCAACTGAAAACTACTTAATTCAATTACATAATAATCGTGTTATACATAATCCAATACTTGAATTATATCATCCAAAACAGGTACACCGCATTTCATAATAGCATCTCTATTCTGATGTCCGTTTGCTATCAATATGCAATCAGCCTTTAGTGCGTTCGCTACTTCATAATCATGTATGGCGGCAGCATTGCCGTATTGACTTACAGGCACCCAACCGGTTAGCTGTTCTAAATCGTAAATAACGTCCGGATGAGTTATACAGAGATATGACGGCTTAATTGGCTGCGTTCCCTGTCCTGTACCTGCCTTGATATGTTCGTAGAAGTACGGAGAATTAAGGTTTTGCATCGCCCTGTTGATTTTCCTGAAATCTTCTACTGTTACTCCGCTTACTATGTTATTTCTTGAGGCTACTCCACCTGCCCACATGACATTAGCGCCTGCGTTAATAACGTTTTTGACGAGTTCATCAAGAGTTTCGCCCGCCTGTCTGCCTGTTCTGTCAGATGCTACTGTTAGAATAGGATCGACATTTAAAATTTCGACCTCATCAGTAACCTCTACATATGCCCCATAAGTTGATACCCTTGCTGTAATATCTTCTCTTGCAAGTCTATGAGGAGTAGGATTTACACCCTCCACTAAAGGAATTGTAGCCTTAGGAAGTAATGCGTATTTCCTGAACTTAATTGTGTCCGTGCTTTCGGTGATCTTTTTCTTTTGTGCGAAAAGACCGTGTACCAAAGCGGACTGCGAATGTTCTAAAAGATTCCTGTCGTAATGCTCTTGCACTGCCGATGGAATTTGAGTTGTTTGAGTTTGTCCAAAATCTGGCATAATTATATATTAGCCTACGCCCGAGCCCTTAAATCTTCTAAATGCTTTTTCCATTCAGCTTCCGGCATGTTCTTATAATGCCCCTCTGCCGGATACACTGTACCACTGCTTGGAACAGTAGACAGAGTAGGCGGCTTGGCAGCATTGCCCTGAATAGCATCTAAAATTGCCTGCGTAGACTGTCCTCCTTTTTCATTTTTATTTGAATCTAAATGCAGCTTACCTAATTTGTAAGCCATTTCAGCAGGATTTGAAGCGTTCATAATTGCTATCCCATAAGCCTGATCAACCTGTCTGCTTTCCATTAACACCCCTAAGTTGTTAATGACTTCCGTAAAATCAGGATACTTCCTTTGAGCTTCGACAGCCATTGCAGCAGCTTGTGTCGCTCTTTGCTGTTCCTGAATTTGTGCCAAGGCCTCATTGACTCTGCTGTTTACCAGCTTATCAACAGTTTTCAGGTCAGCTACCTCGTCAAAATTGAATTCATCCTGTTGAGGCTGCTGGGGTAGTTGAGGTTGTTGAGTGAGCGCATTCGACTCCTCATACAACTTCCTGAAATAATTAGCCTTGTGCTCTTCCATGGCAGCTTTTTGGCGTTCATCTTGCAGGGCTTTAATCAATCCCTCTTTTTCTAATCCTGCCTGATCTCCAGTAGCCGTTACTGTAGGCTGTGCATCTGAAGGTGTGTTATCGAGTACCGGCGGAGTACCCTCTGTGTTTACGCCTATTATTTGTTCTGACATATTATACCTATTGTAATTTATTTTCTAACTCTTGTATAGAGTCAATTTTATACTTGCTAATATCAATCCCTGTCTTTTCCGGTTCTTCCTCTTCATCCTTATGTTCGCTCCATTTAAACTTTGCAGTCAAAGTGTTAAACAATGGATTGTTAAAGTTACGATTATTAAGATTGTCTTTCCCTGTTTGTAACCACCAACATTCAGAAAGCTCAACCCCTTCCATCATTACAATTCTATACTCTTCATAGTCTTTCTTGAATCGTCTATGAAGATCGCGATTTAAGCCAATAGCTTTAACAACCTGTATCTGCGCAGCGCCCGAAGCAAACATTGCATGAGCTATTTCTTCCCAATTGTCAGGTAAATCTTTTAGTTCTTTTTTCTTTGCCCGCATTTTTTGACCTCTCCCTAATTACTACTATGTTTTACAACTTTTGTCAGCGATAATTTTAAAAATTATCGCACTACATTCCGCCTGCCATTTGTGGCATCATTTGCTGTGGATCAGGTGGCATTTGCCCCTGTTCCTGCATCTGCATCGCCTGTTGTTGTTGCATTTGATTTTGATAGTTCTGAATAATCTTGGCTTTCTCTTCAGACGGTAAATCCATGTATTCAACTAACGACTCAAGCGGTATTGGTATACCGTATTGCTGCGCTTCCATTAGTTGCGTAAATGTTTGAAATCTATGAGTTGGCGACTGGCTGACCTCGTCTACATGAACATCATACCTGAAACTATCCTTCCTGTCGTTGATATCCGGAGGCACTTCAAGGCCTGCCCCAATTATTCTCTGCATCTTATCAGGAGTGTAGTTGTTAAGAATATAGTCTGTTTGAACTATAGCTAAATGCCTTGTGCTATACGATAGATTATCAGTTAATTCCGTAATGCCTGCTATACCCTGCATCTGTCTAAGCTGAATAGTTTTACCCGAATCCTGCGTTTTGCCTATCATACCCAGTAGATCAGGATTCATTCCTACTTCTCTGATATCATTGCTGAACATCTGCTCTAATTGAAATAATCCTGCCGGCATTTGTGGCGGTTGAATCTGTTCCAAGCGTCTATTGGAATTGACTTCTATGTATTTAGCCATACCGCCGGCGTTTTTAAGAACATTGACATCATCAACAGCCCCTTTTTCTGCTAACCAACCGGCAAAGGGCATCGTGTTTATAGCATACATTATATTACTTCTACGCTTGTTTTTCTCTCTTTGCGGGTCTTTTAATACGTCTACAATACCTTGGCATTTATCTTCCCATGTATCATAAGATATATCCCAAAACCCAAAAACAGGGATAAGCGGATAATATTTATGTGAGTACGGAGACGGTCCGTTATATATTATCAAGTCATCCTGTATTATGATTGCTAATTTGATTTCGGAAGTAGTTTTTTCAATGCTTGTAAGTGTTTGACTTTGCGCCAATATAGCCTTGAGCTTGCCTATATCCTCTCTCCATATAATCTGATCTTCAGGGTTTTGAGTATTGATTATAACCTGTCTTTTTTCGTTCTCTCTATACCAAAATTCAGTTACATATAATTTTTGTTTTCTGTCGTGAGGAGATAATATATCTTTTGAATTAGAGTCTAATTTCTCAAAATTTATATTTTCTATATCCTTTTTAAAATCAGGATACATGGCTTTTAACTTGTCTCTTGATACTAATTTACGTCTTATGATATAGTCACAATCTTCCAAATCCCTTGTGCGTATATACGGATCAATAAAAATATTAAAGGGTGATTCGTGCTTAACAATTATATCGCCGCTTATAAGGTCGTCATTATAGCTTAAATGACAATCTAACCAACCAAGACCACCTATTACAGCGTCCTTGTATGCGTCTGATATAGCAAATTCTGACATCTTTTGAGACATATTCCATTGCAATACCGGGGTTAGTATATCAGCCAATAGTTCATCTTCTTTGTCTATGGGCAACAACCTGAGAGAGGTCCTGTTCTGCCTCTGTAGCCCTATGATAGTATCAACATTTTTCTTGATAAGATTGATATTAAGCATTGGCAGTTTCTTTTCTTTGAGCGCCGCCATATCCGCAGCGTTCCATGCTTTAGATAAATAAAACCTGTGGCTTTCTGATACCTTTTCAAAAAAGCTTGTGAAAACAGATGATGATTCTCTATAGCATTCCTTGCTTATTTTTTTAATTTCGTCTTTCATTATACCCCCATCCACGAACATTCTAAATCAAAACTATTAGTCTTTAAGTTAAGAGGATCAATAGCGTATTTATCCTCTTCCTGTGTTATGCTTATTTCTATTGGGAACGTTACTCCCATCTTTTCGTCCATGATCCGAGACATTGCGTCTAACATGTCATCGTGTATTGAAAATGGAAATTTGGAGTATTCCTCTTCGATGAAAACACTTACAAGGTCAAAGGTTTCCCCTCTCTTGTCTGTGTAATACAGAGATGGCGGGAGGATAAATTTTCTTTCTTCAAATATTGGTTGAAGTCTTTTAATTCGGTCAGCCTTGCTTATGATTCCGGCTAATGGAGTAATGTAAAAATAATTTCCCTCTTCCTGCATCTGCAATTCAAAATATTCCGTATCCGATTGCATTCCATATTGTTCATAGCCTATGTTTAATGGACTATGTTTAGCCTCTAACATTCTAAGAATTTGCCATCTTTCTTTAAGCTTTAATCTATCTCGTATCACATCAACGAGCCAATATCTACGGTTGGCATCCGCTCCTATTACAACAAATACAGTATAGTCTGAACGTTTCTTTTTGGTACTTGCAGGGTCTACGATGATATACTTATTAAGAGGAGTAGGGTAAGCAGGCTTCTTAACAATCCACTCACCCCTGAACCCTTTCTTTGATTCTGCCGTGGGATTCTGTAGCATTTGGGAACTATATATATATTCCCCCTGTCTTTTATATTTCTTATCAAGCTCTTTTTTAGCAAGCAATACAGGGATTCCATCTTTTTTGGGCTTGCCAGTCTCGTCAACTTCCGCAGGGAAAGAAAACACCTTATAATCACCGGACTCAATAATATCTCCGTATATATCATTGAGGGTATATCGTGTACCAATAACATCATCAACCACTCCTTCATCACCCAGATTATCTGACATTTGAAAAGATCGTTTTACCTTTTCAATTTGTTCGGGTGTGTTTATATTAACTAAATCAACTAAGTCGTCATAAGTTTTACGCGTCCAATGCCCGCCTGTAGGCATAGAGTCAATCAGTCCCCATGCCGATATAGTAGGCTCTTTTGCGGTGGATTGTCTTTTAACGTACAAGCCGTCATCTTCATTCCATTTAGCCGATTCTCTGTCCGGTCGCCGATAAAAAATGTCAGGCCATACGTCTTTAAGCATCGTATTACTTTCTAAAGATAATTTGATAGCCCTTAGGTGTATTTTAGCGGCTGTGCGAGTGTGTGAGAATATGGCAATACGAACATTCGGATCCTCGATAATAAGCCAAAGATTTTTAGCAAACGTCCTAAGCCCTGACTTCCAATGACCACGGCCCCATAGACTCAAGCAGTCTACATCAATATTGTCTTGAATTTCGTAACATCTTGCGAGTAAAAAGGGATGGTTAACAGGTAATTTCAGAACGAAAAGACAGAAGAAAAAGAAATCTTCCTCACTGACTTCCCGAACCAGAGAATTAAATTGTTTGC